AGATCCTCTAGCAGTATTCATAGCATTTCCAGTTGACCATGCATTAACCGGAGCATTTGCTTCCCATTCTTCTGTTACTGCTACTATAGCGCTTCCATTATGTCTTCCAGCATATACAGCGTTATTATTATTTGTATTATTAAATCCTGCACCACCATCTCCTGCAGTGCTTAAATCTGCTACTTCAGTCCAACTAGAACCATTCCATGATTCTGTTTGACCTCTTCTAGTTGGTATTGTAGTACCACCATAAACTAAAGCTGATGTTTGTGTACCACTTCCAGCCAAATATGGTCTAGCAAGATTTAAATCTCCAACTTCTGTCCAAGCTGTACCGTTCCATGTTTCTGCATTTGCATTTAAACTTCCAGGAGCCGTGTGTCCACCAGCAATCAAACCAGCAGTATTACTTTCTCCAGCGTTACCAAGTCCTCTTCTTGCAGTATTTAAATCTGCTACTTCAGTCCAACTTGATCCGTCCCATGATTCACAAACTGCAGAGTTATCTGTTATATATCCTCCAGCGGCTATAGCAGAAGTATTGGTATGACCAAAGCCACCAAAATATCTTCTACCTGTATTCATATCACCAACTTCTGTCCAGCTAGAACCATTCCAAGTTTCAGATACTCCTGTATTTGATGGTGTTGATCCTCCAAATGCTATTGCTGAAGTGTTACTAGCTCCTGCACCTTTTGATGCGGCTCTAGCAGTGTTTAAGTCAGCTACTTCTGTCCAATTTGTACCATCATAAGATTCTACTGTTGCTTCTATTTCTGGAGATCCGTTTCCTTGTCCTCCAAAAATTATTCCACTAGTATAAACACCAGCTGAACCTTGATAGTATCTTGCAGTTCCTATACTATTAGCAGTACGCCAAGCACCTGTACTTAAATTAGGTATTTCAAATTGAAGCACTTTATTAGTTTTGTCATACCACACCTGTCCTTCAATAGGATTGTCAGGATCAGTGGTATAACTTTTAATTGTTGTACCATGTATGGTTTTATAATCAGACATTTAATTTTATTCTTCCAATGTAATGTCAGCTGGTTTTGCACCGATTCTTGCAATTTTTTCATCAGCTGATTCACCATCAACATTATCAGCATCCCAAGCATCTTGAGCTGCATCTACTTTTGCAGTAACAATAGTTTGAGCTTGGTCTTTTGTTTTTAAAGTTCCACCTACTTTTGCAATCCAAAGATTAGCATGTTTATTATATGCGGGCACTTGCCAAACATCACCAGGATAACCTTTAAAAGTTATTCTCCAAGATTCATCGTGATCGATAAAACCTTTTCCCCAATTTTCTGCTACACAGTATTGATATGTTTTTGCCATAGTTTTCCTCCTTATTAATCTGTTAATACCTTAGTTGTGACTGAACTTCCACTCCATTCTTCGGTTGCTGTTGTTGGTCCATTTCCTCCAAAACTTAAAGCAGCTGTAGCTGTTCCAACTCCTCCATGATTAAATATGGCTGTATTTAAATCTGATGTTTCTTGCCAACTAACTCCATTCCAATCTTCAGTTAAAGCTCTAGTAGGATTCTGTCCACCAAAACCTAAAGTAGTTGAAGTTGTACCACCTGTTGCTCCTGCTATTTCTCTTCTTGCAGTATTTAAATTATTTAATTCTGTCCAACTTGATCCGTCCCACGATTCTGTATCAGCTTTAGTACCTGGTCCTCCTCCAAAAGTTAAAGCTGCTGTGTTTGTTCCCGCTCCTGCTAAACCATATCTTGCTGTTCCTAGATCTGCTACTTCAGTCCAGCTAGTTCCATTCCAAGACTCTGTAATTGCTCCAGGTCCTTGATTACCACCAAAAGCTAATGCAGCTGTTGAAGTACCTGCTCCTGCTAGTTCTCTTCTTGCAGTATTTATGTCTGCTATTTCAGTCCACGTTGAACCATTCCAGCTTTCAACTACGTCTGTATCATTGCTAGGATCATTTCCACCAAAAATTATAGATGCTGTAGATGTTCCAGCTTCTCCTGCACCTTTTCTTCCAGTATTTATATCTCCAACTTCAGTCCAAGTTGATCCATTGTAAAGTTCATTTAAAGCTACGTTATCATCAGTTTCTCCAGCAATAGCTAAAGCAGCAGTTTGAATTCCAGTGCTCATTAATCTTGTTCTTCCAGTGTTTAAAGCACCACTAGTAGCCCATGCTCCTACAGGAAGATCTGCACTCCATTCCTCAGTAACACTTGAAACACCGCTATCTGATCCAGCTATATTTAAACCTTCAGTATTACTTGTGCCTGCACCAGCATTGTCAGCAGGAGCTCCAGATAAATCATTTTGTTCAGAAAAACTTGATCCATCCCATAATTCTGTTTTACCTGTTTGACCTGGGGAGGCTTCTCCACCAAAACATATTGCAGATGTTGATGTTCCAAATCCATTAAATCCATTTCTAGCTGTGTTTAAATCACTAACTTCGGTCA